ATTTAAAGGTGGAGCTGTAAGTATGGATGAAATACTTAAAGAAATGCCACTTGAAATAGGATCTAAAAAATATTTTGATGTTTTAGAATATGTTGAAAATGCAAATAGAATACAAGGTATTGTATCTAAAACAATGCAAAATCCAGAAACAATATATAATTTTGAATCCGAAGATGATAGAGAAATGTGGGCTAAAGCTATATTAGCTAATCAAAACCCACCAATACATAAAATACAATACTCAGATATTACTAGTGATAGTTTCAAAACTGCTGTTAATTTATTTGCTAAACAAGATTTTTTTCCAGATCAATTAAGAAAATTTTTAACATTAAGTGATGCAGGTTCTTTTGAAGATGAAGGTACTTTAGATAATTTTATGGAAAAATCTTTAATGTATCAATATGTAAGTAATGAAGAATTATTTCCAAATGTAGAATATAATCATTTGTATCAAAAAGCTATTGATACTGGTGTAATAGAAAGTATTGCTAATAAAGATTATACTAGAGCATCTTCTGTAATTAAATCATTACAAAATGAAAATTTACAAATAAAATTAGAAAATATTGAATCACAATATGATGATGGTAATAAAGCATTTGAATTATTTTATAATAAACAATTAAGTTCTTCACATTTTCTTTTAAAATTTTTTGCAAATGAAAAAGATCCTTTACATAAAAGTTTATTTCCTCAAAGCGATCAAACTACATTTTTAGCTTGGGAACCAAGTAAAATAATACCAGCAGAAATTCAAACTAAAGTTAGATATATGTGGAATCAAGAACTAGCTAGTATGACAGTAGGAGAAAATCCACAAATCTGGTCTAAAGAAAATGGACATTTAAGATCTAAAGCTTTTAATAGAGTAATGAAAAGATTATCAGATGAAGGCTATGGAATTGAAACACATACATCAGATGGAAAACCTAAATTAGTTAAACATCCTTCTTGGCATAGATTTGGAACAATTAATCATCATGATCTTTATGCTTCAATAAAAGAAGATTTTACAATGTTAAATAAAAATGAACAACTTTCAAGATACGATACAAATAAATGGGAAGATGTAGAAGGATATTTTAGAAAATGGGCAGACAATAGAAATGGTGATATAAAAATTTCACTTGATAGAAATAATACAAAAGATGAAACTGGTTTTCATTCTTACAAATTAACTATGCATATTGGAGATAGTATGATTAGTTTAGATAAAAATTTTAGACCTGCAGCATGGAATAATTTAACTGATATGGATGCACCATCAAGTACAGCGCAAATTGTAAATCATACTACAAATAAAATATTTGAAGAATTAAAAAAATCTAAATTTTTTAATAACGATATTACTAGTAAGTCATTATCATTAATGACACGAACTCCTATGGGAACATGGGATATGGATGAAAAAAATACATGGACTAAAAGAGCAATTCATTCAGTAATAAGAAATGGTATTAAATTATCTGACTTTAGATTTTATCCAGATATACCAGGAATAAATGATGTTCCTGCTGAAATAAGACCTTTTGGTTGGATTGCAAGAATGATGGGTTTTAAAGGAGATTTAAGAGAAATAAGAACTGAATTACAAACTGCAGCAAGTTTTGCAAATAAAAATTTATCTTATCAAAAAAAAATAAATCTAAGTAGAGATTTATCTGATGCTGAAAAAGTTACTGAATCTTCTTTACCACCTGAAGATACTGTAATGAGTAGAGATATGGTTAATAGAAATTTAAAACAATGGGCAATTGATAATTATCAAAATCAAGATTTAAGATTAACACATAGAACAAACAATTGGACTGCAGTATCTTCTGCTGGTTGGGATGGAGAAATTGATTTAAACTATCAGAGAGATAGTAGAAAATTTGCTGTTTTTGCTAATCCAAAAGACAGTATTAGAGCTGGAGTTAAAACAATAATTAATCATTCAACATTAACTAGTAATCTTAATGAAATAGATAAAAGATATGGATCTGAACCTACATTTGATGAAATATTTCAAATGTATGCAGAAGATAATACATCTTATATTGAAGCATTAGAATCAAAAACTAATTTTGATCGTGATGATAAAATTAATATTATGGATTCAAATCAAATGCATAAATTATTTAAATTTATTATTCAACATGAAATGGGTAAAGAATATTTTTTAGAAAAATTTGGTGTTAATAATCAATATGTTAATTCTGTTATTTTTCAAGGAATTAATGAAGCTTTTAATTCTTATAATGGAGAATTAGGAAAATTATAATGGCAACATTTTTTCCACAACCAATTACTAGTTCTGATTTAATTAAAAAAAAAGAAGAACCATTAAAATATAGTTTAACTGATGCATGGGATGGTTTTAAAGATGAAAACCTTAGTGCTATTATAACACAAAAATTATTAGATAACTCTAATTTTCCTAAAGAAGAAAATTATAATCCATCACAAGATCCACAATTAAAAGGATATGATGATTTTATGCATCATTTTTATTTTAGTCAAAGTACTGGAGAAACAAGTGCTATTATAAAAAAATTAGAAGCTCATCAAGATACTGCTTATCATTCTCCTTGGTATTATCTTGGAAGAATGGTTGGAGCTGTAGCAGATCCTTCTACTTTATTATTTTTTACTAAATTAGGTAACACTGCAAAAATAGCTGGTAGCGCAATGTTAGCAGAAGAATTAGTAAAACAAAATTTAGATCCAATGAGAGATGATAGTTATGTAGCTGGTGTTGCAGCATATGGTTATACTGTTCCTTTTTTATTAAATAAATTATCAAGTCCTACTCCTATTAAAGTTCAAAAAAATTTAAAAGAATTAGATGATAAATGGATTGGTAATCAAACTGTTAAAGAATCAGATATTGCTATTGATGGTACATTTGTAAATCCTAATAAAGCTGATCCTCCAACTACTTCTGTTGGTGCTGAAGGTGTTTCTAAACCTATAAGACAAACAGTTAAACAAAAGATGGAAGGTGAAGGATTTATTAAATCTAATTTAAATATATTTGGTGAAGATGGGCCATGGACTCCTGTATTTAGATTAATAAAACAAAAGACTTCTTTGACTGCTAAGAATATGATTGGTGATCTTTTAGATACACCATTGTTAAAAATTAAAAATACTAAAGAATGGGGATTTCAATCTACAGGTAAATCAATAGAAACTGATATGCGTATGATGAGAGTAGGTGAAATAGAATCTCATAAATTAGTTAAAGATGAATACATAAGTTATATTAAAAGAATCCAAGGACAAGCAAAAGTTCCTGGTACTAACTTAGGATTAGCATTACATAATAAATTAACTAAAAATACACAACCTGGTTTGATGGATAGATTATCATTAGATCAATTTAGCCATGAAGTAACTAGAGCTAGATTAAATGGTTTTTCTCATGATGTACCAGAAGTTGCTGCTGCAGCAAGACATACACAGAAACATGTATATGGCCCTTTGTTTGAGCAAATACAACAATTAAAAATTAGAGAAATGCCTATTATTTCTGAATTAAGATTTTGGGAATCACAATTAAAAACAATGAGAAAAAAAGGTGAAATGTCAAAAACATATACATCTAAAGTTGATGGTCTTTCTGAAACATACAATATTTCTAGAATAGAAAAAACTATTGATCAATTAAATCAAAGATTAAAAAATGTTAAAACCAGAGGTGTTAATGATTATATTAATATAATTTATGTTAAAAATGCTATTGAAAAAAATCCAGCTAGATTTAAAGAAATTGTCAAAGGACATTATCAAAGAGCTGGTGTTATAATTAATGAATCAAAATTAAATCAATTAGCTAAAGACTTATCTAATCATTTTCCATTTGTAAGATTTGAAAAAACTGTTGGAGATCTTTCAGAAAGATATGCTTTTAATAGACCAAGATATGCTAGATCTGTAAGAGCTAGAGAATTAAATTTAGATAAACAAGCACAATTAGAATTACTAGATGGTGGTTTTATTATGAGTGATATATTTGCTTTGCAAAAAACTTATGCAAGACAAATAATTCCAGATATTCTTTTAACTAAAAAATATGGAGATCCTAATGGATTAGGTGTTAAATTTATTGAAGATGGTGAAATGTCAGGTTTCAACCCGGGATTAATGACAGTTGCTAATGAATATAACTTTAAACTTTCTACTGTAAAAAGAGGTTCTAAACAAAGAGATGCTCTTATTAAAGAAAGAGATCAAGTATTGTCTGATCTTGAAGCTTCTATAGAATTAATTAGAGGTACTTATGGATTACCTTCTAATCCTCATTCATGGTCTTCGGTAGCAATGAGAACAGCTAAACATTATAATGCATTAACTATGTTAACTGGATTTGCAGCAGCAATACCAGATGTAGCCAGAACTGTTATGACTTCTGGTATTAAACGTGGTTTTAAAACACAGTTTGAAATGTTTTCTAATTTTTTAGATGGTGGTACTATTTATAAAATGGGTAAAAAAGAAGCGCAATCTTTTGGTGAAGCAGTTGATATGGTAACTGGTCAAAGAGCTATGTTGTTTGCTGATGTAGGAGATATGTTTGGTTTATCTTCTAAATTAGAAAGTGGTGTAGGCAAAGCTTCTGCTTTTAATTTTATGTATGTTAATCTTATGTCAAGATGGACAGAAATGGCTAAATCAATGGCATCTGTTACTATTGGATCTAGAATAATAGAAGACTCTATTAAATGGACTAAAGGTTCTTTAGTTGATAAATGGAAAACTGCATTATCATCTTCTGGTATAGATCAAGATATGGCTAGAAGAATAGCTAATCAATTTGAAAAACATGGTGAAAAAACTTCACACAATTTTATGGCAAATACTGCTAAATGGGAAGATGCAGCAGCAGTTGATGCTTTTGGTGCAGCACTTAATAAAGATATTAATATTACAATTGTTACTCCAGGTTTAGGAGATACACCTTTATGGATGAGTACTGAACTAGGTTCAACATTTGCACAGTTTAAAAAATTTGCAATTGGAGCTACTCAAAGAATGTTAATGAGAGGTATGCAAGAAAAAGATTTAGACTTTATGTTTGGTTCTGTTTTGTTAATGGGATCTGGTATGCTTATAGATAAAAT